GAATCAAGGAAGTTCTTGACGACAGCAAGACTGAAGAAAGTTTTTCCAGTGCTAGACTCGCCAGCAATGGCAGTAATCTTATTCCCAGATACACCACCAAATATACTACCTGAAACAAGTCCGTTAAAAATGTACGAACCCGTGTCAACATATGATTCGGAGTCGTCGATGTCTGCTGCGAGTTTTGTGTAGTCATCTCCGATCTCTTTTACAATCTCTTTTAAAAAGTCCATATCAAATACCCAATAGTTTACGTTGACGCTCAAAGTATCCGTGGAGAATCCAGGAACTACTATTCATTTTATCATTACCGCCAACACCCCATTCAAATATAACTCGGGGGTTGTCTTCATATGCTTCTAGTTCAGGAGTATTTCCCTGTGCGCGATCACCGCCATTGCAAAACACAACAGTCTCTGCAATATCCAGACACTTTGCAATAGCACCGTTTGCAGAATCGTCAGCATCATCCCAAGAGATAACAGCATCAACCATATTCAAATGACGAACAATGTCTGCTCGTTCAGTCCAACACTGAAAGTATTGTCCTTTCTTTCGGGTTAACCAAGGATCACCATTCAGACCAACTACAAGGTAGTCAGAATAGTCTTTAGCACGTTCAAAATAACGGATGTGCCCACTGTGAATGGGATCAAACCCACCAGTGACCAAACTCACTTTTTCAAAAAACATTGTTTAGATCTATTTTCAGATATTCTAACATCAAATGAAGAAGTCTTCAAGTGATGCTTTGTGTTCAGAGTCCCAACCAATAGCATCAAGAATCGCTTTGAGTGGATCTAAGAATGCCTTATCAAACTGCAAATCATAGTCTATGTAGTTCTGCAATCCAATCTCTTTTGGAAACTCCTGAATGAAAGAGATGACATTCTCATGAATGGGATTGGGTTTTCTGAGATAGCAGAATCTTACTTTCTCACCGTCCTGAATCATAGAATACTTATTAGTTAGTTTCTTCTGAGTCAAATAATGATTGTAAAGAAGTGCTCCCCTAGCATGAATCGGTGTACCCTTTTCATAGATACTGGCATTGCTTTTGTACTTATTGACATTTGAACACGTCCGTGGAAATGCAATATCATAAGGTGACATTTGTTTAAATTGAGTGCGGCACTCTTCAATGAAGTCAATCACAGCATCCTCAGTCTCATTCATCATAAGTTTAAGAGCATCCTTAATCATCTTACGACAGGGTGCTGGTGTTGATGATTTGACTGCCTCAATGCCCATGATCTTCAGTTTAGCGTCTTCATATTGAACACCTTCACTATTCCACACGTTGAGAATATATCGCTTCTTCGCAGTCCAGATACCACGGTCAGCGATGTTCTCACGCTTCATTTGCATTTTTTGATCATAGGCGTTGACGTATTCCGCCAGTTCTTGGTAAGAACTTTCAATATACTTTTCAAATTCCACTTGACAGACCTTATCAAGGAACGACACAACGCTATCAGTAGTTTTCTCTCTCCCTTTGAATACTGTGTTAACAAGAGGACCCAGATTAAGGTAGATAGAATCAGTATCAGAAGCAATAACATAATCTTCTCCTTCAGTTTTTAGAATCTTATTCAAATAGGCATTCATTCTGCCTTCAATCCACCGAATACTCACCTGTCCAGACAAAGTGATTGCCTCTGCATTTGCGAGTTTATAATACCTGAAATACTGGTTACCAATGGCACCATAAGCAGAGTTCAAAGAGATCTTCTTTGCCATCTGAATGTTGTTACAACGGGCAATCTCCTTAGTGAGTTCAGGTTTCTTAGTCTTTTCATACTCCTGCTTTGCCTTGAGCATCCTCTTCTTGAAGATCACACGGTCGCCATACATCTTCTCCATGAGTTCTGGCAAGAACCCACGAACATCTTTACGATACATGGCACCATTTGCACAGACTGCAAAGTCTTTGTGCATCTCAAAAGTTATTTGTTTATCAAGGATTCTATCAACCGTAGCTGATGGGTGCCTGGTGTCTTGTAACGTCTCTGGAGAGATGTTGTACTGCATAATAAGATGAGGGTAGAGACTGTTAAGGTCAAAAGAAACAACCCAATCATAGACTCCAGGAATCGGTTCTTTGACGTATGCCCCCGCATACTTTTCATTTTTCTCGGTCCTATCTTTTGGTGGGATCACAATATTGCGCTTCTTCAGATAGTTGTAAATGATACAATCCCACATACGCACTTGATAGAATACATCGCTGTAGTTTACCTTTGCGTCATATGCCATAGTAAGCGCAAGTTCAATCAGTTTCATCTTGTCTTCCAAACGGTCAACAAGTTCAACGTCAATGATATTGTATTCTACAAACTTTTGCCACCCTTTACTATAAAAGTCTTTAAATGTTTCAAATTCACTATGATCCAACTTTTGTTGACCCAGCTCAACTTGAGCAATGTAGTCCAGACGATATGATTCTTGATTCGTATAAGTAAACTTCTTATACAAGTCAAGATAATCTAATTGAGTGATGCCACCAACATCCATCGTAGTGTGCTTGCGTCCCATGATATGAACTTCTTTTTCAGAGACCAGTCCCCAAGGAGAAAACCTTTTCATAAGTTTCTCACCTAGAACCCGATTAAGTCTCCTGCAAAGATACGGGATATCAAACAACTGTATATTCCATCCAGTGATAACCTCTGGATTATTCTCTGGCAACATCCACCAGTCAATAAAACGATTAAGGAGATCTCTCTCATCAATACATTCAATATAAGTTACGTTCTTCTGTTTGTTTCTAAATGGACCAACACCCCAAGTGATAATCCTCTTCGATGCATAATCTTGAATCGAGATCAGCAGCAACTCTTCGATTGGATTATTAATGTCAGGAAATCCGTTTTCGGATGTAGTCTCAATATCGATTGTGTAGAGTTTAATCTTACTGATATCAAACTTAATCTCATCTTCAGGATATTTGTCAGAGATATACTGACAAACGTACCTTTCATTTCCGTAGATTTTAAATCCATCAACTTCGCCGTACTTTGCATAGAACTCACGGCAATCTTTTACAAATCCAGGTTGGATTGCTTCTACGTAATCCCCCTCTAGGGTTTTATATTTGGTCTTCTTTTTTGACGGAACAAACAACGTAGGAGTATACTCCTCCTTAAACATTACGTGCTCACCGTTGTCATATCCACGAACCAGGAACTTGTTCCCGATCATTTGCACGTTTGTGTAAAACCTCATTACTTAGTCTCAGTCAGTTCCTTGTACTTTTTAGATAGTTTAGAGTTTGGTTCGGCAATAGTCAAAATCTTGTCCGAATGAATCTTGAACGTGTACTGGGTAGTTAAATTAACCAACCATGGTTCAAGTGTTCCGTCAGATGTAATAATGTATGGATCTACCAGTTTACAATCTGGTTCACCAATGTCACCCCCAACCTCTTCTAACTGAGCAAGTAACTGCAGTCCGTTTTCAAAAATCAGTACGCTAGCGGTCATAGTCAAATCCTCCTGTCAATATTTTAGCATTAAAAAAAGGGGGCGTCTACTGGATTTGGCCAGTTCCCCCTTTGGCATAAGCGACGACGATATTCAATATTATTTAGAACCAATCTTTTCTCTTGTGATGATCTGGAACAATCTTGCCTAGGACAATCGTCAGAAGCCCATCTTCAAAATCAACTGATCTAACTTCCGTATCATCAGAGAGTGTCCACGCTCGTGTAAACGACCGTTGAGCCAAACCCTTGTGCAGATAGTCAGTTTCTGTTTCTTTATCCTCTTTCTGGCCCTCCACAAAGAGTTTACCATCCTGCGTGTAGACATAGACTTCTTTCTTCTTGAACCCAGCTAGCGCCAGTTCAAGTCTAGATTCCACGTTACTAACTTGAACTAGGTTGTATGGGGGATAACTTGAGGTTGTTTCGTGTAGAGAAAACAACCTATTAAAGTATTCATCCATACCAATACTATTCTTATTTATGCGCTGCAAGAGCTGATTCAAGTCGGCAGCATTATACTTCATGAGGTCTGTCATGTGTACTTCTCCTTTTAAAGCGAGATTTGATTGTGTGGACCCGTTCGGCATCCACTACTAATTATACACCAAGCACAAAAAAAGGGAGTGTTGAACTCCCTACTTTTTTATTCGGTTTTACTCAACATTAATCAGTTTTTTGTTTTTGATTACATCATTTGCATTCTCCCTACCAGTTGCTTGGGGAATAGATCCAAGAACTTCATATGGTTTGATGCCAAAATTTTTCAATCGAGCAGATGCATAGTTCATGACAAGTAGATCAATTGCTTTAAGGTGATCAATTGTGCATTTTCGATTAGTATCAAGTTCATTGTGAGAAGCAGCTTGCGAATCAAACAAAGCAATATTCATTGTATCTTCATTATCAACAAAGTTTTTCATAATCTGGTACATCGTCCGCAAGACACGAGTAGGATCACCTCCTCCACCTGCAGGTCCATATGTATTCAGCAAATCTGCTCCAATACCAAGACTATCCAAAAATTCCTGTGCTTCTTTCCTCTCATAAGAATCAATTCTTCCTTTACGAGAAAAATCTCTTACAACCTTCGCAGCAATACCTTCAATTTTTTGAGGACTTAGATTAAGGTCCAAA